CCAGCCGAAGCCGCCATCGAGCTTACCAAGGCTTGGAAGGGCGCTGAGAAGCTGATTGGCATCCCCAAGGACGAACTCCTGCGTATGCCAAAGGCTGACGATGCCGAGGCTCAGAAGGCATTTTGGGGCAAGCTCGGGGCGAAGGAAAAGGCTGAGGAATACCAGTTCACCGGCCAGGACAAGCTCGACCCGAAGCTGGTTGAGACGGCCCGCGCAGCCGCTTTTGAGCTTCGCATCCCTGCCGACAAGGCGGATGCGTTCATGCAGAAGTTCGTGGCCTACGAAGGCTCCAGGGCCGAAGCCAACGCCGCTGCTGCAACCGTGGCGAAGAACCTTGAACTGGAGAAGCTACGGGCCTCGTGGGGGCCTAATTACGATGTGAACCTACTCGCGGCCCAAAGAGCAGCTTCCACCATCCCAGGGATCACTCCAGAGGCCGTGACGGCACTTGAGAGCACGGCGGGATATTCCGTTGTCATGGAGATGTTCCGCAACCTCGATGCCCGCATGGGCGAAGCCAAGTTCCACACCGGGGACAGCACCACGATCGCTCCGGCCATGACCTATGAGCAGGCGTTGGCTGAGAAGGCCGACTTGATGCGTGATAAGGTCTTTGTCAACAAGTGGATTAATGATGGCGATCGGAGCCCTCAGCGGGTGAAGATTGCTGAACTTGACCGATTGATCGCGTCCAATCCCAATCATCTTCGTAGGTAGAGACCATGCACACAGTTGAAGACAGAGACGGGATGCGTGTTCTCGTCGTTACCTCCATGCAGGATTTGTCAAGCATGCAGAGTGGTTCTCTTGAAATCATTGAAGGGAACAAACTCGAAGAGCCGACTGCTATTGTTCATGCCAATGACATAGCAAAATACTACGGCTTGGATATCAGGGATGTTTGGCCGTTAGTCCATGCCAATGCTATGGGGCAACGCGTATCATATAATTCTACGCCCACGGAGGACAAAGACAGCCCTACACCTGGAAAGCCAATTCTTCCCATGACAAAAAACTCTAATCGTAATGAACGGTATTGGGTTGATGGATACGACACCCACGGTAACAAAACCAAGGTAGAGCGTGTTCGTCGTGTTCCCTACGTTCAAGAACCAGACGACGGCGTGTACGCGAAGTACACTGACGTTCTCTATTTCGCCGACAGCCAGGGTTGGACTAAGGGCGGCGGCAAGCCGAAGTCGAAAGAAGCTCAGCAGACCACCAGCGACCTGTCGGTTCTCTCGCAGCAGATTGCCGAGTTGACCAAGCTTATGACCATGCAGGTTCAGCTTTCCCTCGATGAGAAGAAGGCCCGTAAATGAAGGTCAATGTCGAAAAGCTTAGGCTGATCGCTGACTTGGTGCACCCTGTCAAAACCAGGGTGTTCCTCACTACCTCGAATTGGGCGCGGATCGCAGCCGAGATTAACCTGGTCTACAAGGATAGCCTTGTGATGCCGAGCGGCAAGCCGACGCCTAAGAACTTTAGGGAGATGGTGATCCGCTCGACCACCTTCATCAACTCGGGCACTGACGATCAGGACGTGTGTAATCTGCTCAACGACCCCGAAGAAGCCCGCACCCCGTTCCGATTTAGAGAAGCCAACTTTGCAGTGAGGCGCGCATGACTATAACTTACTCGTACCTCAGGTACGGGATATGAAGGTCTTCCTCGGCTGCCCAATGGGTGAGAACATTATCCCGCAGACCGCACTAGCAATTCTAGGGCTTGTCAGTACCAGCAAACTGGCAGCGGTCTCATTTGCTCAGGATGGATACATTGATCGTAATCACAACGGGATTGTTGGGAACGCTCTTAGCCTCGGCATGGACGCAATCTTGTTCGTCGATAGCGACCACGAGTTTCCATCCGATAGTCTCGATCGCCTCATCGCCAGGAAGAAGGACATCGTGGGATGCCAATATCGGATGCGACAAACCCCCTGGGGCCTTATGCCACCGTGCAGCTTGAATGGGAACCAAGACGAACTCGATCATGGGTGCCAGGAAGTGGAATGGCTCCCCAGCGGCCTTATGCTTGTCCGTACAGATGTGTTTCGGAAACTTCCATTCCCTTGGTTCCCCAACCTGTATGGGAAGAAGTTGGAGGATTTCGTAGGCTCAGACCGATCATTTTCCCGCAAAGCTCGCGGCCTGGGGGGATATAAACTCTGGTGCGACTTCGACCTTAGTGATAAAGTAACGCACATCACGCGGGTCTCAGTGCGCCGCGATGGCACCTTTGTTCACCCTGGTACTTCTCTCGACGGAATTTGTGAGGTAGGTTAATGAAACTGTCCACCGCAGGAGCTACGTTTATCGCCAGCCTTGAGGGCACCAAGCTTGTAGCCTATCAGGACGTGGCTGGTGTCTGGACGATTGGCTGCGGCCATACAGGAGACGTGAACCCAGGCGATCATATCACCCAAGATCAGGCTATGTCACTCCTGCTGATGGACACGGCTCGCTTTGCCAGGGCAGTGGACTTCTACACCAATGTCCAGACCCAAACCAATCAGAACGGGTTTGATGCGATGGTGAGCTTGGCCTATAACATTGGGGTCAACGCTTTCCTTGGCTCCTCGGTTCTGAAAAAGCACCTGGCGGCTGATTGGTATGGTGCCCAAGCTGCCTTCCTCTTGTGGGATAAAGCCCATATCGACGGGTGCCTATGCACGGTTCCCGGCCTCCTCAACCGCCGCAAACAGGAAGCGGCCCTCTATTTGAAAGCTGTCTGATGGCTCTCCAGTTCTCTACCACCTACCGCAATTACATGCTGAACAACAGTTCATCGGGCGCGAACATCGTCAATGCGCTGCTCGGCTCAGGCTCCAACCTTCTGGTCTATGACAACTCGGCTGGTGTCCCGGCCACGTGTGCGGCTTCGGCAACCGGGAACCTCCTGGCGACGATCGCCCTCGGCACCCCGGAAAGCTCGACGGAACCATTTGCTCAGGCTACCGCTGAGACAATGACCCTATCGGGCCTGACTATCGCCGGCACCGCGTCTGGTGGCTCCGCTGCTACGCCTGGGTACTTTCGCCTGGAAACCAGTGGCGGCACCACGCATATTCAGGGCACCGCTGGCATTAGCTCGGGCGACCTGTCCTTCAACGGAACGATCACCAATGGGCAGACGATCGACATTACTGGCTTCACGATCACCGCGCCTGGTGCGTAAACCGTGGCTTTTGGTGCGAGGATACAGGGCTCCGTCAATGTAAACGGTAGTGGGGGGCCTGTTTCTACAACTCTTTCTGCGATAACAAATGGCAACATAGTCATTTTATGCGCTGCTACTACTGGTGCAGCACCAGTGGTTTCAGACAATCAAGGAAACTCCTATTCCGCTGGGGAGGTAATGAACTATGCTACTGGCGCGATCTTTGCCATTTATTACCTCCTAAATTGTACGAACGGCCCAACGACATTCTCTATGAGTTCTGCGGGGGCGGGGATTACCCAACTCTCCGCAGAGGAATTTACCGGAACCTCTACAGCCGTTTATGACACCGGCAATCAAGCAAATGACGCATCCTCGGGAGAATTTTTTACCCCAGGGAATATAACCCCATCGAGCTCTGGTGAATTATTAATCGCTTATGCGCAATCTAATAATTACCCTATATCCCTAGCTGTTGATAGCCCATTCACAATCGGGGAAGCAAGCGTTACTCTTCCTCATATCGCTTCCGCATATTACCTCGATAGCGGTTCTTCTGCGATTACAAGCACGTTTGATGGCGGCTCTGCTAACAACGGGGGCATCTCTGGCATTATTGCTATATCCGCTGGTGGGTCTGCTGCTACCGCTTCCCTCGCGGTTACGATGCCAGACCTTACCTTGGTTGGCACCGCTACCGTTCCGATCGCGGCCACCCTCGCTAAGACGATGCCGGCTTTCACGTTATCTGGCACAGCCACGGTTCCTGTTGGTGCCACTCTCGCCGTCACGATGCCCAACTTCACGCTGGCTGGCACCGGGACAATTATCACTGCCGCGACCCTAGCTAAGACGATCGCTGATCTTACCCTGGCTGGCACGGCTACGGTATCTGGTGGAGTAGTCAGCGGCACACTCGCTGCCACTATGCCTGCCTTCACCCTGGTAGGAACAGCCGGGGTAATCTCAGCCGGCAGCCTCGCCGCCACTATCCCCAGCTTTACCCTGGTGGGTACGGCCCAGGTTCTCTCTGTCGTTACCGCGGCTCTGGCTGCTACGTTCCCAGCCTTCATCCTGACCGCCACTGCCCTAGTAGGCAAGGCTCCGGTGCCACCCCCGCCTGATGGGGTTTCCAATTTCATCATGCAGGGTTTGCTGCTAGGGACGATAGTGACCGATGAACCGATCGCAGCGGGGGCTTACAAGGTCTCTGTGTCTGCTCGGTGGAACCAAGGGTCGAAGATCACCATTGGCACGATCAATGGCCCCGCGTATTCCTGGACCAACAATAGCCGGCGAGGGGTGGCTTTCCCGCTTGGGCAACTGGTGGTCACAGTGCAGAACGCGACATCGGTAAAAATCGTTATCTCTCCTAGTTGACACCAAGCCTACCATAGCGTAATCTATCTATTCGGTCGGGCGTATAGGGCGTCGTGTAATGCGCGCTTCCCGCCCTCGGGCTTCGCATGTATCCCCGCCTTTAGGCCCCCTACAGGGCACCGGTGGCGACCATGTGGGCCGCGCGCCCGACCGAATGGGGATACGTGTGAAGCGGCCCCCCGCACCCTACCCGCCCGACCGGCCCCCGCAAGGATACGGCTGTAGAGCAGTTACTCTATTGGCCTTAACCCTTGTGACAGGAGCCCTCCGTGGCAACTCTCGCCCCTTTTGAAACCAGCATGGAGACGGTGCAGTTTAACACCACCTTCGAGATGCTGTTGCAGCAAGAAGTCTCCAAGCTTCGCGGCATGGTAGACAGCAAAGCTTATGTCGGTCGTATGGCCCAGGTGGTCAACCAGATTGGTGCCCTTGAGTTCAAGCAGCCCGCTGGCCGATACTCTCCCCTCCAGTTCCAGATTGCTCAGTACACTCGTCCGTGGGTGCAGCCGACCGACCGTGACATCGCGGTTCCGTTCGACACCTTTGACGAATTGAAGTCCATCGCCGATCCGAAAGCTGCCATCAGCATGTCTGTGGTTGCAGCGGCGAACCGCTTCTACGACGATCTTATTATCAATGCCTTTGCCGGTACTACCCAGCGTGGCCAGGACGCACAGACCCTTACGGGCGAGACGTTCCCCACTACGGTCAGCACGACTACCAGCGCCTCGGCCCCGTTTGGCGGCTTCGTGGTGGCTGATACGTTTGGTGCGGGTGCCAGCGTTGGCATGACCTTTAACAAAATCCGTGAAGCCCAGCGCGTTCTTCGCCACTACGAGAACAACCTTGCAGCGGAGAAGCCTACCCTGGTGGTTGGTTCGCAGCAGATTTCTGATTTGCTCGGCCAGGTCGAAGTCATCGACAAGTCGTACAATGACAGTGCGGTTGTTGAGCAGGGCGAAGTCACCAGCATCCTCGGGACGATGATCGTATCGAGCGAGCGTCTGAACACCAGTTCCAGCAATACGCTGCGCAACTGCTTCATGTTCGTCCGCAGTGGTATGCACCTTGGCATCTGGAAAGATATGTCCACCCGGATCGACAACCGGCAGGATTTGTCTTCGCAGCCTTGGCAGTTGTATTCGATGATTTCCGCTGGCGCATGTCGCACCCAGCTTGGTAAGATCATCCAAATCAATTGCGCCGATACCACCGGCTCCGACATCACTCCGTAATCGCTGGTCTGAAAGGAAGATATTTCTATGGCACAGCAATCTGCTCCGACGAGCGCTCTTTATAGCGTCACCGTCGCGGGTCTCGATCCTAACCAGAACTCGGGCTTTGTTACTCGTCCGACCGCTGGGCAGGGTGGTGCTGGCAGGCTTGTGGTTGCAACGGGCACGGTCCTGTTTGCAGCCACCACGGCCACCACTGTCGCGACCCGTATGGTTCGTATTCCCTCTAATGCTATCGTGAAGTCAGTCGCCTTTGCGCTCGACCTCGCTGGTGGTACGGCGACCACGTTGACGGGTGCGACCGGCCTGTTGTTCTCGGACAACGTTCTGGACGGCACTAGCACCATCAACGCCGGTTCGCTCACCCCCTACTCATCCTCGTTCTTCACGGCGACGACTGCGATGGCTGGTTACACCACGGCCTTCACCAACGTCACGTACCTGAACTCTGCTGGCAACTCGGCCACGGACGGCTACAATGTTCCCTCCTCTAGCACTCTGCCGATCTGGCTGGCTGTTACGCAGGGTGGACCTGGGCCGGTTCAGACGCCTGGCGCTTGGGCGGGCACTGGCGCAACCTCGCTCTCCACTTCGCCCTCCTACCACGTTGGCGTCGATCCGGGCGGGTTCTTCGATGTGTTCTTCCAGCCGACGACCACGACCAACCTTTCGGCTGCGATGAACTTCACCTGCGAAGTCACCTACGTAACTACGTAAGATGGCTGACACCTATCAATCTATGGTGATGGGCGCGGAGCTTGTAGCTGGCAGTGGGGGTATCTCCACTGTCAACTCAACTCTTGCAACCCTAGTCGCCGATGGTGCCAGTCCTACGCAGGCCCATGTCACTGCGGTTGCTAACGCTGTTCTAGCCTTCCAAGGTGGGGCTCTCACTCCGCACGCGGCAGTCTTCCTCAACGTTGATACCACTCAAGTTCCCACGGCTTCCGTGCTCCGGGGTATCCTGTTGCAGATGGTAAGCCGTATGACCAACGGAGGGTTATCCCCCTAATGGCGCAGGTCAATTATTTCTTTTCGACTATCGTTCCAGCTGGTGGTGATCGTGCCTACACGGCTGCAAACTCTGCCACCCTTGGTGATTTGAACCAGGGTACATCCACTAACCTGGCGGACGCATTTGAGTTTCGTGTCAGTACCGGGGTCACTGGTTACACCAACCCCACCAAGCGCGATATCATCAACTTCCTGCGCCTCGTGGAGCGGTGGGTTCTCGATCAGGGTGGCTCGTCCACTAACTCGGGCCAGGGTCTCGATTACCTGATTACCGCTACCAGCGGCACAGTCGGTATTCCCTAATGGCTGGTCCCGCTGGCTTCCTACGCACCGATCGCTATGGCTTCGTCAGCGGCACCCTTGTTGCTGGCGTCACCATCCAGACGATTACCGCAACCACTGCGGCCCAAGCTGTTACGGTTCTCTGGACTAACCCGGTTGGCAGTGGGGTCATTGGTCGCATCAAGACAATCTCTATGGGGAACCATGTCGTCCCCGTTGCTGTTGAGCCAATGGTTATCGGGGTACAGTCCAACCCCACGAATGCCGCCACTGTCACTACGGCGGCTACCGTTGTTACCATCCCGTTCGGCGCTTCTGGTTCCAACAAATGCACGTTTGCCTACTCGGGCACGATCACGTTCAACGGCGCGAGCAAAGAGTTCTTCGATGCCAATTACTACCTTAACAACTTTGCTACGGCAGTTGGTTGGCAGCCGGGGATTTACGAGTTCAACGATGAACTGATTTGTGGCCCGAATACCAACGTGGTGATCTATAACAACTATGCCACTCTCGCCTCCACGATGGTTACGTTCGTGTGGGAAGAGTATGCGTTGCAGGCGATCTAATGGCAAACATGACATATGTGAACCGTTGCCCCCAGGCCATTGCGGCTACTGGTGGTCTCGGTTCCTACCCAGCGCCTGGCAATAACAGGTTCACTACGGTCGATCCTGCCCAGGTGTTCAACGCTGCGGAGAGTACCGCTTGGACGGTGCTGATCGTGGCGGCGAATGCTGCGGCGGTCACTGCCGGCTACGGGCAGAATGATCCTGGCTATGGGCAGGGCATGATTACCAATTATGGCACCTACCTTGCCAGCGTTCTAGCGGCTGCTAAGACTGCCGGATATACCCCTGGCACCGCAGCGGTGGGCAGTATCACCCCCAATGGTATCTGGACCTGGCTCTACAATGCCACGGCTCTGAACGGGACCATCCTCGCACCAGGTACTTGATATGGCTGAATACACTACTAGCGTAGATATCGCCAACAAGGCTCTGCAACATCTCGGCGCACCGCTGATCGCCACCCTGGCGGACAACAGCAAGAACGCCGTGCAGATGAATTTCGCCTACGACAAATGTCGGCAGGCTGAACTCCGCTCTCACGTCTGGCAGTTCTCAATCGCCTATTCTACTCTCGCGGCTGCCAGCCCTGCCACCCAAGCTTTCCAAAATGGGGCAGTCCGCAATAGGTTTACGCTGCCAGCCAACTACGTTCGTATGGCCCAGCAAGACCCGCACACTGCTGGTGTTTCTAACCAGAATGTGACGGCTGGCCTCCAGTGGTCCGACTATTCTGTAGAGGGTACGATCCTTCTCACCGCGAACCCAAGCGTCCTTCTTCGGTACGCATCGGACATTACCACCGTCACGGCCTTCGATGCGCTGTTCGATGAAGCCCTGGCGGCTCGCCTGGCGTTCGACACGTGCGAAGTCATCACTCAGAACCTCAATAAGCGTGGGCAGATGGCACAGATTTACGCTGAGCGTATCGCTATGGCCCAAACCCTCAACTTGATTGAGACCGCTGCTGATGAGCCGACTGAGCTTGAAGCGATGTTCTCGCGCATTAATCAGAACCCTAATGGGCCTGTGCAACCACAACAGGGTGGTGGTAGAGGGCAACGGTAATGGACGCCTTCAAGGCTCCAGTTGACATCTACAATCGGGCCGCTCAGCATATGCACCTGCCTCGTATCGCTGCTCCTGGTGATATGTCTCAGGTAGCGCAGGAGCTAAACTTCGCCTACGACAAGATCAGACAGGCCGAACTACGCCGCAATCTCTGGAGGTTTGCCACCAGGAGGCAGCAAGTCAGGCCGCTCGACTACACGACGATGATTATAAAGCCCTTGTTGTGGCAGGCACCTACAGCCTACCCTGCCGGGGCCATCGTCTCTTATCCGCTGGGCAACTATTGGATTAGCCGGTTGCCTAACACCAATCAGGTGCCGAGCAACACCACGGTAGACAGCTACGGCGAACTGGTGTGGGATAGCTACTTCGGCCCTCTCACCGCGCAATCTTGGAACCATCAGGTGCCCGGTCAACCTGAGCCGTCGCAAGGCAGCGGGGGTAGTGCCGCGTATGATACCCCTGGTTCCGAGAACTACCAGGCTGGTGAGCTTGCTTTTGTCCCTATAGGGAATGGCACCGCAGTCCTGTTCCAATGCCTCCAGGGCACCAACATTGGGCCTCTTGAAGCCGAAGGATATGTAGACAACCACTATTACAACAAGGGGCAGATTGTCTCTTGGCCTAGCTCGGCGACCTTCATCTTGGGGCCGAATGGTGATACACTATCTGATGCGTCTGGTCTAGGCAATGTTCTATACCAGAGCACCAGCGACATCAACATCGGCAATGATCCCCAACTCACTCAACTTGGTCCTGGCTCTGGTGGGGCACCGCCTTGGGATGGCGTCACCAGTTTTGTGGTTTCAGACTACGCTTACGGAACTGACAATCAAATCTATCTATGTGTAGCACCCAGCACTGGCAACTACCCCGATGGTGTGGACGAGCAAGGGAATGTGGTTACTCCTGGCTCCAATCCTGTCACCGATTATGCCAACGCCTTCTGGCAGCCGCAGTATATGTATATGGGTATGTGGCAACCACTCGCCACCAATCCCGGTGCTCTGTCTATCCACTGGCAGCAGATACAAGCCAATCTGGTTCCGATCACCCTCGCGTGGCCAAGAGGCTCAAGAGGCTGGCCAGTCGGCACCGGCCCCGCATCAGAAGAGACGAGCAGCAATATCTATCGGCTCCCGGCGAACTGGATGCGCAGGGCAGCGGAAGACCCGAAATCGGACCTGGCTCCCTACCTGGGTGGACCGAGCTTCATCAACTACAAGGATTGGGTATTCGAGGGCGATTGGATGATAAGTCATCTGACGGGTCCAGTTCTATTCCGTTTCGTCGCCGACGTGCAGGACGTTACCGCATTCGATCCCATGTTCGCTGAGGCATTGGCCCTGGCCCTGGCGATTGAGTGTGCTTCTGCTTGTGGCAGTAAACGTCCTCTCAATGAGATTGTTAGTCTCTATAAGAACGTGATTGAGGATGCCCGCACGGTGGACGCCATCGAACAGGGCATGACAACCGAACCCGATGATTTGCTAATAGCCGTCAGATTTTAGGATAAGAAATGGCAACCTTGACCCTAGCTACTATGTCGGCAGCCCAGGTGCTCGCGACCAAGCTCATCACCGTCAACCAGGCCCTCACTACCCTGGCGGGCAACCCAGCCTTGTCAACGCCGCTTCTGTCCTTTGCAGGCTTCCCGCCCGTCCCTACTGACCTGGTGTCTAGCTCAGTTTTCAACGCAGCTTTCACTAGCGTTCTACAGGCTGAACAGACCGCCTTAGTAGCGGCCCTCGAAGCCCTCGGGGCACCCACGACCTAATGTCTCGTGCCAGTTATACCCAGCCTAATTTCCTTGGTGGTGAGTGGTCCCCATCAGCACAGGGTAGATTAGACCTTCCTCAATACAGGATGGCTCTAGCTCTCTGTCGTAATGCCATCGTAAGTGAAACAGGCTCGGTCAATCGTCGATCAGGTACAAGGTTTATATCTCCTACCAATAATGGTCTGGAGGCATTTGTATATACCCTGACACTCGGTCAGCTTGAGAATTATATTATCTGCGAGACCTATGACGGATCGAACTTGATCCTGCATTTCTTTCGTGGCAACCATGTCGTCACGTCAAATGATGAAGTGGGGATTAGCAACATCAGCACGGCAACCCCTGCTGAGATTACCACGGCTTCGCCCACACTTTGGGGAACGGGAACCCATATCAGGCTCCAAGTTGCCCCTCTAGCTACGCACGCTTGGTCCCCCCTGGTGAACCGGGATTTCGTCGTCACCAAGATCGACACTACCCATTTCACCTTAGCTGACGGGATCACGGATGCTGCCGTGGTGGGTACAACTTTTGTAGGTACCCAACCTTCCATCCAAGCAGCGTCGGTTGCAGGTTGGGACCCGAGCCAATTCGCTGGCACTGAGCTAGTTCTATTCAACGTTTTTACCGCGTTGGAGAACGGTATAATGGTGCCGACTTCTCATTTTGCGGGTGCCGGCAACCCCCAGGTCATTGAGGTTACTACTCCGCAGACCGTTTCAACCTGGGCCAATTTCCAAACTACCCCACTAATCTTTCAGGACGGGCCGTACCAAGACCCGATTACAGATACGCTTACCCTTACGGTAATCTCCAGTCCTTCATACACATTTACAGCGGCGGCAGGGGATTTCACTTCCAATCAGATTGGCAACCCCATTAGCATTGTTCTGGTGGCAAACCTTTGGGTAAGTGGCACAGACTACGCTGCTAACCAGGTTGTGGTGACAGACCCTATTACCAATGGGCAGTTCATCAACATCAACACTACGGCTCTTAGCGCTACCAATCTTGGGAACCTCCCATCCATCAGCGCAAACTTTTGGGCTCCCTATGCCAATGGCGCAGTCAGGGTGAATGGGTCGATCGCATCTATCAATTCCACCACGTCAATCGTTGTGACCCTTGATACTAGCGTACCCCCGCTCTCTAGCTATTTTCCACAGACCTATCAGCTTTCATTGTACAGCGACAAAAACCAGCTTTGGCCAGTCTGTGGAGTGTTCCATGAAGGACGCGTATGGTTTGGCGATACTGGTCAGAATATCAACGGGTCTTCGGTCTTTGGGTTTAGCGCTCCCTATGCGAATATGAGCCCGTCCGATACTTATCAGGAAGTCCTGGATAGTAGTGGTATAAATGAACAAATCATTGGCCCTGGTTCCAATCCGATCTTTTGGTTGGCTCCTGATGCTGGAGGTATCTTGTTTGGCACCCAGGCTGGTGAGTGGCTTATTCAAGCTTCCAATGAACAGAACCCGCTTACCCCCACTAGTTTCCAGGCCCACCAATATACTAAGTTCGGGAGCCTGGATACCGCTCAGCCGGTGCGTCCTGGCTTAGCTATCGTCTTCATTGATCGCTATTCGCAGCGGCTTATGGAGTACATCACTGATCCGTTCACCCGGAAATTCTCAGGGCGTCCCCTAAATCTAAATGCTCGTGGCCTGGGGAGACAGTCAGAAGACGTAGCTGGTATGACAGTGCTGGCATATTCCGAGACACCCGATCCGATCATCTGGACCTTGGGGAACAATGGTGGTTTCCTCGGCTGCACCTATCGCCGTCTCAGTGCCTTCACCACGGAAGCCCCGCTCTACAATGCTTTCCATCTCCATACATTAGGAAGTGGCTGGGGTATTTCATATCTCTGTGGCAGCTACACGTCAGATGGTGCCAATGACCAACCCTACTTCGTTACCCAGGATAGTAATGCGGTACACTATGTCGAGAGCCTTTATCCTCAATTCACTGACAACGATACGCTTCTAACAGCTTGGCCCGTCGATGAGGGAGTAACCGGGATTGAGTTTGGCACCCTTCAAGGCGGTGGCAATGATGGAGGCCCGCTACGTTGTGAGGGTTGCTATGGAGTTGATGATGGCGCGGGTCACATAGTCTTCTCAGGTTTGTGGTACTTCGTCGGTGATACCCTCACTGTATGGCTCGGTGGTCTCGACTTCCAAGATTACGTGGTGGCAGCAGATGGAACGATCACTGTCCCGTATGCGGCAGACGTGAAGGGGATCGGCACCCAAGCGTACCTTGAGAGTTTGAACGGGCTGAACCTCCCGCCTGCTAATTCTCAATGGCCTAGTGTATCTCAACTGCCGACTATCCCCATTTTGATTAGCGGCACCACTTACAATGTACCTGGTGTCATTGGGTTCAAATTCACCACGGAGATACAGAGACTTCGGCCTGACGATCAAGAGACCGCCCGCACCCAAGCTGGTTCTGCCTCGGGGCAATTGAAGCGCAACCATTGGTTCTCTGTGCTCCTGGCGGCAGGAGTTGCCAACACGATCAGCATCGGTTGTAATCCTAATGGCAACCTCTATCCTATGAGCCTGGATAACTTTGATACAGGCCAGCCCACACCTAACAACGTGTTGTTCTCTGGCGTCTTCCGAGATACAATTGAAAGCGATTACGACCTAGACGGGCAAATGTATCTAGTGCTCACCAGGCCCGCGCCATTCGTTCTTAACTCATTGACCGGATTTATGGAAGTGAATGAGCTATAATGGCTGACGCAGGTTCTTTCACACCGGATGTAACTAGTCCTGGGGATCAAACCTTTGGGGCTGGTGGTAGCATATTGGCTGGCATCAGCGGTGGCGACCTTACTGCTGCTGGTGGTATCGCCAGTGCTGCGGGTTCCCTCTTCGGCGCTATTGGTAGTTCACAGGCTTCTGAGGCTCAGGCTTCTGGATACGAACAGGAAGCTGCGCTCTACACCCAAGCATCTAACATCTCTGAGCAGGACGTGCAGATTGCTGGAGCGGAAGGCCAGGTTCAGACGGCTGCTGTTAAGCGCCAAATCGCTCAGACTGAGGGCACGGCTGCTGCGGTTGAGGGGGCTGGGGGCACTGGCCCTGGCGGCAGCAACGCAGCTATCGCTAATGAGAGCAATATCCAAGGCAACCTCGCTGTCGCTCAGACCAATCTCCAGACGCAGCTACAGAAGAATAGCTACCAACAACAGGCGACAGCTTACCAGGCTCAGTCAGCAGGAGCTACAGCAGCAGCCCAAGCAGCTAAGGCAGCCTCCAGTTCTGGCTTGCTTGGCGGCATCCTCGGTGCCGTAGGATCAATCGCGAAGATCGCTCTCCCGTTTCTCCCATAGGAGTTTAGATGCCGACTATCCCGATCTATGAAGCACCAGCTAGAGAAGTTGCGATCCCGGATCGTGGCGTCGAAGCTCTGGCTCAGGCCGGCAGACGGCTAGGGCAGCTTGGTAACGAGCGGGCTGCGGACATCTCTCGTGGTGCTGAGGATATAGCTCGTGGCGCTGCGCAGTTCGGCAACGACCTGGAGAACGCTGGCAAACTACAGACTGCCAATGCGGGCAACGCGGAAGTCCTAAACCTGGGGGCTCAAGCTGCAATCACCAACAACGCACTAACCCAGGCTTGGCAGCAGACGCTCGCGGGGTCCAACCCTACTGATCCTAATGTCAAGCAGAAGTTCATCGAGAACAATGTTGCGCCTGCCTACCAGGACTTGCTGAGCCAGGCTACTACGCCAGAAGGCAAACGCTGGATAGCCGAGCACGCAGCCCAGCAGGAAACTAGTTGGGATCATCTCACCAGTGCAGGCCAGGCTCAGCTTGTAAACACCCAAGCCACCACGGCTTACAGCACCGCCTTCGAGCATCTGAGTAGCAGCGTTGCCCTTGACCCCAAGCATCTTCCTGATGCACTCACTACTCTCCGTTCCCTCACCGACAATGTGATCGGTGCTGTTGGTGGCACACAGACCGCTGAGGATGCTGCTAAGCTCTCAGGCCCAATCTACCAGGAGCGAGCCAGGGCATTAGTGCAGCAAGCCTACACATCAGCGCTACGCGATAATCCCAACATGGACATGACCGCCTTCAAACAGAAGTACGGCGACATCATGGGTGGTGAGGGGATCGAACACCTAGACCAGACACAACATGTGTTCCAGGACCAGGCCCGTAAGACTGCTGATGAAGACCGTACCGCGCAAGAGCGCCAGGCTAAAGACCTATCCACTCAGAACTCACAGGCTGCTATCGGGCAGTTAATTAATCCTCAGACCGGGCAATACGTTGGTCCAACGGCTGGTAGCAACTGGCGGCTAAATGTTGTGACTGCTATTGGCAAGGGGCAGCTTACTCGCGAGGATGGCTCAGCCCTACTCGGCCTCCAGGATCGCCTATCCAAACCGCAGCAGGAACCCAATGACCCAGCTACCTTCCAACACTTCATGCAGCTTGCCGGTAGAGCACCTGATGACCCGCAGCGGCCGACGCTTGATCAGGTGTATGACACCATTGGTAGAGGGCTCGACCTAGCGCATGGGAGGATGGTGATCGACGCCATCCAACGGAAATCCCCGCAAGACATCGCCGACACCCAGCAGTTCAATGCGGATGCTGGTGCTCTAGCTGCGGCGGCTGGACAGATGGGCGGCAACATGGCAGCTAATGCCTATGCTGCTGTCGAGGCTCGCCGGCTATTCACAGATGGGTTCGCCAAGGCTAGGGCTGGTGGTTACACATCGGAGTATCTATCTCCAGATGGCCCGCGATCCTACACGAAGACCATCGACTTGAATAAGATCGCACAGGCAGCGACGAACAGTTCCGTGCACCCTGTTGCTGTTCCTACAACTCCAGTGCGCACTCAACCTAGCAATACTGGTAGCGGAGTGGTTCCTATTCCACCCCCCACTCCCCCCAAGCTCGGCCACTTCTTCCAACCTGGTGAGAGTGCGGATCAGTATTTGCGTAGGGAAGCTCAGTAATGGCTGACACGATGCCCCCGGCACCCGCTCCCGCCGTTCAGGACGCTGCTGTAGCTGCTCGGGTTGAAGGTGGGCATACGTGGGGAGACATCAACAACCACGTCACCCAGGCTGCTGGGGCGGCCGTGGACGCAGGGTATCACCCCGACACTGTTGCAGCCTACCAAGGCAATGCCCCCGCCTCTACAGCCGTTGAGAACGCCGAGACCCACCATGCAGTGGCGGCACACTCGCCCCCGGGGGATGAGACCAAGGCGATGCGCTTCAACTACGCTGACGCCGTGCTCAATGGCTCTGTTGAGGGGCCTACTCAGTTCGCCAAGAGTTGGGATGCAGGCAAGGCAGCGGCGGCACAGAGCGCTTTAGGCCCCCGTTCAACGCCCGCTGAAACCGTGCCATCCACTGAAAAGGTGGCGGACTTCCCCAAGCCCCAGGACATTACCGACACCGCTATCTCAGCCGTGCATGACCAGGGCTTGCCGCTCACCCCAAACAACATCAACACGGCGAAGCAAAACTTGGCGAAGGGATGGGTTAACACTGGCACACCCCCGGCACAGATAGCGCAGCAGGCCCCCGATTGGGTAACGAAGGCTCCATCGGCCCCCGTCAGCGACACCGTGCTCGGTATCTTTAGTGAGATTGAAAGCCACGGACGCAATGTTCCCCCGAGGACAATTCAAGGCAATGGCCACACCGAAAACGTCACTGGCCCCTGGCAGGTCACTGATGACACGGCTAAGTCGTATGGGGCTGATCCTGCTAAGCTCACTGACCCCGCCTATAACAAGCAAGTTGCTGGCACCATCCTCACTGACTTGTCTCGCCGCTACAATGGTGACTTGCAAGCGATGGCGGTGGCCTACAATGCCGGCCCAGGGACAGCAGACCGGTGGATAAGAGATGGTCGTGATCCCAGCGTTCTGTCACAAGAGACACAGAATTATCTAAAGACTTTGAGCACCATTGCTCCTGGCATGGGAGACCTTACACAAGGCCACCGCGATGCTGTCTATGATCCCCTTACCTCCAGTGGCGTACCGAGTGAGGAACCCGATCTAGCTGCCGGCTGGGCCGCGCTAAAGGGCCTTCCTGCTGATATCCAGAAGGTGATCGACGACAACAGCAAGCCCCCTGAGCCTACGATGGGTCAGGAGATGGAGAAGACCAAGCCCGAAGATCAGGATCGGTCAATCAGCATCGCTCTCGGCTTCGCTGGTGCTGGCCCCGGTAAGATAGCTGGTGACGTGCTGCGCGCATACATGGGGCCGGCGAGAGCAGCAGCCTACGACTTCTCCCTAGCTGGCAAAAGTGCTGCTACCGACGTGGTGACTGAGGCTCAGGGTTTAATCAAACAGAAGACCGCTGTTGCTGCGGCTGCCCTGGAACAGTATCGTTCCCTGATAAATAGCAAGCTTGTAGCCTACAAGCAATGGATTGACCTACCTAACAAGGGCAACCAGCCTGTTCCAGAGATACAGCATCTCATCAATTACGTCGAGGGCATACCGGGCGTACAAATTGGTGGTGGGATGAAAGACCTGGCTGATGCAATGCGTGGCATTTATCATGATACCAGGACTAGCATCGAAAACACTATCCCAAATATGAAGTCATTCGTTGACGATTACTATCGTCATATGTGGACGGACCCGGTGAAGGCAACCCAGGCATTTGCTGGCCGGACGGGTAGCTCAGCGTCCCTCAAGCTACGGACGATCCCCACGCTCGCCGAAGGTATCCTCACTCATGGACTGGTGCCACGCATTCTCGACCCGATTGAGAATACGCTGGCCTACGTTCATTCGATGCAAAGCTACCTGGCGAACCACACTGTCCGCGAGATTGGTGCGAGCATCGGCCAGGTCAAATACAGCACCAGTGGGCCACCAGTCGGGACCAATTGGGTAAAGCTGAAAGGCGCATCCTCCAACACCTTTCAAGGTCAAGCCTATGCTCCACCTGGCTGGGCTAGGGTCTATAACTCCTGGGTAGGGCGGGGTGTCTATGATTGGTCTAACCCTATGTGGGGGAAAATCTATGACAAGCTGCTGGTGGCAAGCAATACTATGACCGCCTTGAAGCTCGGGCTCAGCGGCTACCATGCCTGGAACATCGCGCAGGAAACCATTACCTCGGGGCTCTCGAAAGCCTTTGGCAATTTGGAGCATGGTGAACTCGGTCGAGGGCTGGCTGAGCTTGGCTTAACCGCCACAGTTGCCCCCAAGATCGTGAAGAATTTGTATCGTGGTAGAGAGCTTAGACTGGCCTACCTGGAGACTGCCGGTGCCCATCCTGATGACGTGGCTTTGATGAAGCTCGCTGCTCGTTCGGGGGTGCGTGTGACTAAGCCAGCAGTCTATCAGGGTGCCGGGATACCCAACTACGTAAAAGCGTACCAGGCGGGCTCCTTGAAGTTCCAGATGAAGGAACAATTGTCGAAGTTGGCCGGGGCTCCTGGTGAAACCAAGCTGGCGACCGGGCTCCTAGCGCCTGGCCGTGCCACAGAGTTCTTTGCCAACCAAATCGGCAGCACCTTCTCCACTATCATGTCTCCCCTGTTCGACATGGCCATCCCCGCGCTAAAGAATGCAGCTTGGGCTGACGAGATGGAAATGTACATTCGCAACAATCCCAATGCCACCATGAGTGAACTGCTCGCGCATGGTAGGCCGTTATCCAACCATATGGATGACGTGTTCGGAGAGATGCAGCAAGACAATCTCTATTGGGCTCGGGGCTTCAAGCAAGCGATGAACCTCCTCACCGTCTCCGTAGGTTGGGAGTATGGCACCCTGCGCGCCTTTGGCACCGGAGCTAAGGACATCTTTGGTGTAGATGGTCTCACTCCCCGCTCACGTTGGCTGATCGCGTTCCCTATTATGAATGCCTCTATCGCCAACACATATCAGTATCTAAGAACCGGAACCACTGGATTTACAGATTGGCAAACGATGGCTGGCGCTCCCCTCACTGGTGGCACCAACCCGGACGGTTCACCTGAGAGAGCTTGGAACCCTGGGCCGCAGAAGGAACCATTGCAAGTCGCAAGTGAATGGATGCAGGCCCCCCAAGTCCCACCGCCGTTCAGAGCCGCCATCGCTGTTAAGAACTACGCCGAGAGTAAGTTGGGGCCGGCCCCTCAAACCCTCGTGGGGCTCGCCACCAGTAAGAACTACGCAAACATGGACCTTCGTGGAGCTTACCCGAATGGTGCCCTGCCAGGCTATTGGGATAGCTACGTCAAGTTCATGGAGGATCAGCTTACCTCCATTCAGTTGGAGAATGCTGCGGAACAGGGCACGAAGATCACGCTGCCTGAGCGCATCATGGGGATCAGAGCCGCCAACAAGATGATGACCAACCCCGAAGATTTTAAACGCACAATGGATTGGGTGGACCAAAACAACCTGCGGCAAGCTCAGCACTTCGCTGGTACACAGAACGCTAAGCTGCTGGCACCTGACCCCACCATCCCACTCGTCCCGCTACACCAAAGGAAGTTGCGATGAGCTTTCCCAGCCTCGGCATGGTGGCTGAAATGATCGCTTCTAAGATCACGGCAGCCCCCAACAAAACCATTACCATTAGTGGGGATATATCTGGTTCTGGAACATCCGCCATTACAGCTACCCTAGCAACGGTCAACTCAGATGTTGGAACCTTTGAGGGTATCACCGTCAATGGTAAGGGGCTCGTCACCGCAGCAGCAACTAAGACTAACCTCCAGACCACACCCATCGCAACCTCAGTCGGTCTCACCACATCAAGCACCACCGGGGTAATGATGGGGCTCGCGAGTACGCCTACCTCGGGAGCGGGTAACGCGGCAGTCATTACCCCCGCAGCAACAGGCAACGTGATGGTGTCTATCGTATTGACCGGAGAGGTAGCGACGGGTACCGACTATGCAAATGCCCAGCTTGCCCACGGTACGGGCACCGTTCCTACTGCCGGACACACCCCTACTGGTACTACAATCTCTGGCGTGACCTGGGGTCAAACCAATGCTGCTGCTGATGTACCCTTCTTCCCTGTCACTCTAACCGGCATCATCAAGGGCGCTGCTATCGGCACCCAACTTTGGATAGATGTCGTATGGGCTAATGGCGTCGGTGCTAGAGCCATTACAGCCTACTCAATCTCTGTCTCAGCCTTTGAAATTTGAACCTCTGTGGAGTATAATCGACCGATGCGCAAACTGATCCTAGCGGCGTGCTTGGCACTCGCATCCCTGACCCTCGGCCACGCTGCTCATGCTGGTTGTCCGGTTCCCAATCCTAATCTCCAAGCACCCCCGTTCTATGATGGGTGCATTGTCCCTGCTATCGCCCTTAATCGCTTAGGTGCTCCCGGTCCCGTCTTTTCCCCGCTGGCCTATGGTGCCAAATGCGATGGGGTGACTGACGACACCACTGCGCTCAATGCTACTGGTGCAGCGGCAGTGGCGACTGGCGGCTCAATCGCATGGCCTGCCAAGACTTGCTATAGTGCGACGGGTGTTACCTTCGCCGGCCCAATCTCAATCCGAGGAACGTCGTTTGTCCCCAGCTTGGATAGCGGGTTGGTAGGCTCGGCTCTCGAATGTCCTAACACCATCACTGCATGCCTCAAGCTCACTGGTGGCACCGGCAACTTAAATGCCGTGTCGATCCGTGACCTGTTTGTGTACGGCAAAGGTACCACACCTACCTCTGGTTCGACTGGCATCTGGCAGGCGAATGGTGCGGTAGTTACGTGGCAGGATGTTGCCTCAGTCAATTGGGATACGTGCACTAAATTCAGTTCCGCTTCGTCGGCTGGCATCCGTATGTCGGGACAGAGTATCTACACCGGCGCTTGCTTCACTCATGCGTACACCATTGACGGCTGGCCTGAAATCCTAATCAATGGTGGCGCTGCGGATATTGAAGGTTCTAATTCTGTTGCAGCTACCGGGCAAAACGATTTTGTCTTCGGCACTAATACCGCCTGCACTACTGGTGGCTGCGGACCTAACACCATCAATTTTGAGAACTACAACTTCATCACTAATGGTGGGGTATCCTGCTTCTTCAATCTCGCGGGCAACCAGCATCCGACCGATGGTGTGGTCGCAGAATTTCGGTTCCTAGATGACCATGTTGAGTTTCACGATGCTGCAACCGCGCCAGCAGGATTAATCTGTACCGACAGCACTATTCCACTGTTGGCAAATTTGTATGTCACGAATATGCTGACAGCTTCGTTCCA